GACTTGTTACCATTAATAAAAATTAATAGCGTTACAATAACAACTACTTAAGGAGTAAACATGGAAAAGAAAACTGTTAAAAAGATTGCTGATGTAGAAATACACAAGCATGAAAAACATATGCACAAAGGCAAGAAAGAAACTAAACTTGCTAAAGGTGGCGTTACAGGCAAAGCAATGAAAGCTGTAGGCCGTAACTTAGCACGTGCTCACAACCAAAAACCAGGAAGCAAATAATATGGTCACTCAAGTTAAACCAACAAAAAAGAATAGCCCATCTGTAAAAACAGGTCATGCTAGAAATAACAAACCTGCAGAAGCTTATGAAAAGAACGGTACATCTGTTGCAGCTGGTGAAGCTCCAATGAAAGATGGCGTGTATAGCCGTGAAAAATCAGCTAAGGATGCTCGTATTACTGATCCAATTAAAAGTGGCATGAGCTATGGTATCAGTGAAGAAAAAACTGATGGCGTTGAAACACGTGGTAATGGTGCTGCAACTAAAGGCCGTAAGGCTAGAGGTCCAATGGCGTAATGAATTACGTTCAGCTATATCAGGCAATTCAAGACTATGCCGAAACAACAGAACCACTGTTTGTTTCTAACATACCTCGTTTTGTCCAAGAAGCTGAAGACAGGATTTATAATTCTGTTCAATTACCATCATTACGTAAAAACGTAACGGGTACACTGACTTTAGGTAATCAATACGTATCTTTACCAAATGATTGGTTATCTGCGTTCTCATTAGCCATTATAGATTCATCTGGCAACTATAATTACCTTTTAAACAAAGACGTCAACTACATCCGTCAAGCTTATCCAACTTCTACATCTACAGGTTTACCACAACATTATGCGTTATTTGGTAATCAATATGGCAATTTAGATGCTTTATCTTTGATCTTAGGACCTACACCAGATAATAATTATCAAGTAGAACTCCACTATTACTACTATCCACCTACCATTGTACAAGGCCAAATTACTGGCTTTAATGCTATTACTGGTGGTTCTTTATATGCTCCTGGTACATATACCGAAGTAGCTTTAACAGGAGGCTCAGGATCTGGTGCTACAGCTAATATTGTAGTGAACTCTTCAGGTGCAGTAGCTTCAGTCACACTTACAAATGGTGGTCAATTCTACACATTAACTGATGTATTAAGTGCATCTAATTCAAGTTTAGGTGGTTCTGGTTCTGGATTGCTTATCCCAGTAAATACAATCTCTAACGTCAATGGTACATCATGGCTAGGTGATAACTATGATCCAGTACTTTTATATGGCTCTATGCGTGAAGCTATGCTATTCCAACGTCAAGAACCTGATGTTATTAAGAACTACGAAGAAAAATATCAAGAAGCTATCCAACAACTTAGTCGTCTTGGTACAGGTCTTGAAAGAGGTGATGCATACCGTAATGGTCAGGCTCGTATGAAGGTTAATCCATGATCGTTCAAACCGCTTGTACTATATTTGAATACAATATGCTTCAAGGAGCAGAGAACTTCTCTCCTACAAGCCCATATGTTTATAAACTAGCTTTATATAATGCTAATGCAAACTTAGGCAATACCACAACTGCTTATACTACAGTAAATGAAGTGACAGGCACAGGTTATACAGCTGGAGGCATAGTTTTAACACCTACTATAGCTTATGATAACCAAAATAATACATCTTATTTAACATTCAATAATGTCACTTGGAGTCCTGCAAGCTTTACCTGTAGGGGTGGTTTAGTTTATAATAGCACCACTGGTGCAGCTATATTTGTGCTAAATTTTGGTTCAGACAAGATCTGTACATCTAGCTTTACAGTCACTTTTCCCACTAGCAATTCTTCAAATGCCGTGTTGAGAATATCTAGTTCTATTGCAACTTAAGGAGTTTTTATGTTAAAAGAATCACAAGGATTTGGAGATCAAGCGGTTATTAGTCTTGGTGCTAATGCTATTTCCAATGAATCAGTAGGTATTGAAGGACATTACGTAGTTGAATGTCGTGATGCTAATGGTAATTTAAAATGGGAAGAACAGTTTCCTAACCTAGTAAATGCTGTTGGTAAACAACTTCTTCTAAACACTTTACTTACTACATCTGGTACATACACTACAGTAGGTCCATTCTTAGGTCTTATTTCAGGTGCATCACCTACATTTGCAGCATCAGATACAATGACATCACATGCTGGTTGGACAGAATTTACTGCTTATACAGTAACTGGTTCAGCAGTGCGTGGTACAGCAGTATTTGGTACAGCTACATCAACAGGTACTTCACCTTCTAACGTTACTACATCAACAGCAACTGCAATCACATATACCATCACAGGTTCTGGTGGTACAGTAGGTGGTTGTTTCTTAACTACTGGCTCTGGTGCTACAAGTACTTTAGGCAATACGGGTGGTACATTATATTCAGCTGGTGCTTTCTCTGTAGCTAAAGTTACAACTGCTGGTGATACTGTTAGCGTTACTTATCAAACTACGGCAACGTCTTAAGGAGCTTAAATGGCTCTTGTAGTCAAGGATAGGGTTCAGGAATTAACCACGACCAGTGGTACAGGCACGCTTACGCTTAATGGAGCAGTGCCTGGTTTCCAATCCTTCACGACTATTGGTAATAACACTACTTTCTACACGATCTATGACAACATAGCTCAAGCATGGGAAGTGGGTGTTGGTACAGTCACAACTGGCTCTCCAAATCAACTAGCTCGTACAACAGTACTAGCAAACTCCAACGGAACAACCACGGCAATCCCATTAGTGGGAAATAGTTCTTCCGTATTCGTTACATATCCAGCAGAAAAATCAGTCAATCTTGACGCTTCAGGCAATGTTTCTCCATTAGGCACAATAGCTTCAGGAACATGGCAAGGAACGACTGTAGGCGTAGTTTATGGTGGTACTGGAGTCACATCATCATCTGGTATTAACTCTGTTGTTTTGCGTGATGCTAATTCAAATATCACAGCAAATAATGTTTTAGCTGGATATGCTGCTACAGTCTCTACTGCATCTACAACTGTTTTAACAGCCGCATCTGCATATATCCAAAGACTTACAGGTTCTACAACCCAAACATTTCAACTTCCAGATGCTACTACTTTACCTAATGGTGCTGCATTTATATTTGATAATGATGCTGGCGGTCTTTTAACAATTGTAAATAATGCTTCTGCAACTGTAGATACAGTACCATCTGGTGGTGCTGATTTTATATATTTAATTTCTAACTCAACGACTGCGGGTACATGGACTAAATATGCGTTCTTACCAGGTGAGTTTGACTTTAGTGCAACAAATGCATCTTTTAATAATGCTACGATTACTAACGCAGTATGGAATGGTACAGCTATAGCAGCAGGTTATGGTGGTACAGGTCTTACTACATTTGGCTCGTCTAACTATGCACTTTATTCCACCGCACCTAATGCATTAACTGCAGGCACACTTCCTGTAGCTGCAGGCGGAACAGGACTTACATCTTTAACTGCGGGTTATGTGCCATATGGTAATGGTACAAACGCATTTAGTAACTCATCTACATTTACCTATAACGGAACCACAGTCACTGCTCCTGCTTTTGCAGCTAATGCTACGATTACAGGTTCTTTAAATGCTGGTGCATTTAGTTATGGAACACTAGGATATTCTGATTCAAACATCTTTGCATCATTTACTTCCTCTGTAAATTCCTATAATCAGATTATTTTACAAAATACCAACTCTGGTAATGCTGCTTCTACAGACTTTATCGTAAGTAATAACTTAGCTACATCAGCCGCATACTTTGGTGACTTTGGTATTAACAGTAGTGGTTTCTCAGGCACAGGTGCTTTAGGTGCTGCCAATAACGTCTATCTATACTCACAAGGTACAGATTTAGCTATTGGTACAGGATCTTCTAACTCTATTCACTTTGTAACCAATGCTAACTCAGCTGATGCTATTACAGTTAATCCAAGTAATGCGGTAGCGTTTAACGGATCTTATGGAACATCAGGCTATATTCTTCAATCCAACGGATCAGGCACACCTCCAACTTGGGTATCCAATACCGCTGGCTTAACTATTACTTCTACTACAAGTAATACAAACTATAATGTAG